TTATATTTTTAGGAATATATAAAGGATCGCCTTTTTCTATCCCACCAATTAGTCCTAAAACTCAAGTAAATTTACATTTGGAACGATTTAATAGTGACTTTAATTTATATCATATTGGAATTAGTTTTAAAAATAACAATAGTGTATTAAGATATGATTATCGCCCTTTTTGCGAACCAAATAAGTGCGAATTTAAAACACTAAGTTATAATGATAATGCAAATAATGATAATACTATAAGTGTAGCTGTTTCAAATAAACAGCTCACGTTTGTTGATAAGCTATATAGATTTTATATACCCGAAAATGTCCCAAATAAAACCATATATTGGGGTGAAACCAGTAAAACGTTGGAAGAAGTGGAACAATTTGAAAAAACTCTACAAAAAAAATATATATTAGGTATTAACGATTGCCGTCATTATGTAAATCGCATTTCGCTATGGGCACTTAATAAACGCACACCTATATGGAGCCTAGATAAATTATGGAATATGACACATGTAACATATAAATAATTTTAAATAATCATAATATAATTATTATAATTATTTAAAAATTGAAAAAATTATATACTATTGCTAATTATAGTATAATATGCGCAAATCTAAAACTAGATATAATAATGAATTATTACAAAAATATTTTTTGGAAAACAATATTAATTCAACAACAGATTATAGTGATGTAAATCTTAATCGCGAATATAGAATTAAAGAAAAATGTGTAAAATGTGATGATTTATGTAATAAAGATTTTAGAAGTTTCATAAATTTTGGGTGTTATTGTAAAAAACATACAACACAAAATAAAACAAATAAAATGAAAGCAACATGTTTAGAAAAATATGGATGTGAAAATCCTTTACAATCACAAGAAATTAGAGATAAAACCAAAGCAACTAATTTGGAAAGGTTTGGTGTTGAAAATGCTAGTCAATCACAAGATATTAGAGAGAAAGCCAAAGAAACCTGTTTAAAAAAATACGGTGGTGAAAATCCTTCTTGTTCACAAGAAGTAAGAAGTAAAAGACAAGCAACTTGTTTAGAAAGATTTGGCTTCAAACATGCTTTACAATCACAAGAAATAAAAAATAAAATGAAAAAAACTACTTTAGAAAGATTTGGTGTTGAACATGCTGCTCAATCACAACAAGTAAGAGATAAAATGAAAAAAACTACTTTAGAAAGATTTGGTGTTGAACATGCTAATCAATCACAAGAAATTAGAACTAAAACCAAAGCAACATTTTTAGAAAAATATGGATGTAAAAATCCTTTACAATTACAAGAAATTAGAGATAAAATCAAAGCAACTAATTTGGAAAGATTAGGTGTTGAATATCCTACACAATCACAAGAAGTAAGAAGTAAGTTTAAAGCAACTTGCTTAAAAAAATATGGTGTCGAACACCCGATGCAAAATGCTGAATTATCAGAACAAGGGTCTAAAAATGCATACAAAGCTTATGATTATATATTTCCTTCTGGACGAACTGAGAGAATACAAGGATATGAAAAATACATGTTAAATGATTTATTATTTAAAGAAAATGTAAAAGAAAATGATATTATAGTAAGTAGAAATGTAGTACCTATTATTTGGTATGAAGATGTTGATGGTAAAAAACGTAGATATTTTGTAGATTGCTTTATTAAATCACAAAATAGATGTATTGAAGTAAAATCGACATGGACTGCTAAAAAGAAACAAGATATTATTTATTTAAAGCAACAAGCATTAAAAGATGCTGGTTATTTATGTGAGATTTGGATTTATAATAAAAAAGGAGAAATAGTAGAAAAAATATTATAAATTATTATATTTTATAACTTTTTAAGCTTTTAAATTTTTAAACAAAGCAAATCTATAATTAATTAATGATCTCCAATATATTTGAATTATTATAGCATTATTGTTTGCAATTGCTATTTGTGTAATATATTCTTTTACTTGTGTATCATTTACTAATTTTGTTATATTTTTACTATACATCAAATATTTATATTTATCATAATTATAAAATTTTGAATATTTCATCCCATATCTATATCCTCTATTTGTTTTATGCATTCCAGTAATCTCTGTTAATCCAGCACGGCCAAATTTATAAAATAATATACTTCTAATAAATTCTAATCTTGTTTTATTTAATAAAATTGGATGAACACATATAAACCAATCATTCCTATATGATACATTATAAATTCTTTTATTTTGTATATTAAGAGAATTCATACACTCTCCTACTGATGTATATGTATTCATTATTTCATATGTATAAGCATTATACTGTTTTATCTTCAAAAATTTCTTACGAGTTTGATTTAACGTTTGTTCAGATTTAGTAGCCCATCTTAAATTTTCTACACAATTATTTTTAGTATTATTATCAATATGATCAATAGAATTATACAGATCATTTTTTTTATTATCTAACCAAGTTTCAGCAACTAGTTTATGAACTTTGTTACCACTAAAATGATAATATCCAGCATGATCTAATGTTCCTTGTGTAATATTTCGTCTATCTTTAATTCTTCCTTTGTTAGATATTTCTAACTTCAATATTGGATGTGTTTTCCATTCTTCATTATCAATAGTTTTATTTTCTGTAAATACAATACGATTAAAACCATTAGGCGGTGACTTACCTGTTCGTAAAAATCTGTGAATATTACCTGCTCCTTTTTGTCCTAATTTTTTACTTAACTCAACAATACTATCAAAACTTATTTGCTCTTTAGTTAAATCATTATATGCTATACCTGATGTGCCTTGTGTTTTGCCTGCTTTTTTTCCCCTATCTGGATTATCAATAGATGTTTTTCTACCATGTTCTTGTATAGTTAAACATTGTAAATTTTCAATAGAATTATTATTATAATCTCTATCTATATGGTCTATTTGCATATTTTCTGTAATTAATTCATTATATATTGCCTCATATTTAAATCTATGAAAAAGTATCATACTATTTTGTAGATGTATATTTCCAAATCCTCTTGTTCCTTTTGTTTTTTTTAATGCTTTTCCAGAGTTGATATTAATAATATTATCTGTTTTCAAATCATATATGTGATTTGTATATTTAGGATGAATATATTCAGTTTTTGTTTTATCAATAGTATCTAATTTTTTTATATGTTGCTCATATAATTTTTCAATAAAACATTGTGGACAAGGACAATAAGCATGTGTTTTACTACATTCAATAGTTATATTAAATGCGCCGTGCTTTGTACATATTAGACACAAAACTGAATTACTACCTGAATAACTTTTTTCAGTTTCATAATTAATTACAATGCGATTTTCACTATTTTTATAGAGTTCATTCAGTTCGGTACTCAATGTTTTAAAATCTTTATGTTCTACATTACTACATGCTAAGCATCCACCATTACCTGACATATGATTTTGAAATAAAATATTAAAATCATATTTATGAATATTACAATAAATTATACAATAGTTTTTAGCATCTACATATATAAATTTATCATAACCAAATCTTTCACCATATTTTTCTTTACTTTTTTTTATAGCATTTTCAGTATTTATCCTATCTATACATTTTGTTTTACTATTTAAATGTCTATCTAACTTAGATTTAGACGGAAATTGTTTATCACATAGATTACAAATATTAAACATTTATTTACTCAATATATAATTTATAAATTTACATTTATAAAATATATCAATTTTTAAAGTAATTTTATGTATTTTTTATAAAAAAATTGACTATAATATTTTATTAATATTATAATATAACATATTAAAACCATAACCATAATGCCTTTTACAAAAGCAAGCAAGTTTCTATATAGCAAGACACTATTTAATATGTTATTTTTAAACGAAGTAGGGCCGCTTGGACGGTGGAGCCAAGAGCGGTGTGCTATTAAGTTAAACAAGAAAATAGATTTGGCAAACGAAGACAACTGTGGGCCTTGTGGTGAATATATATTAACTAAATTAGATTTGGATAAGGCAAATAAGGCAAAAACATATAAAATTTCTAGTGTTAGTCCGCATTTAATGGCAGAAGAACAAGAGCAAGACCAATACCATAAGCATTAAACATGATTTAATCATGATTTAATCAAAAATTGAACTTACTTTCATGTTTGCTTCATTGTAATATTTTTTTCTATATTTTTTCATTGTGCTATCTTTTATGCGAGTAGTTTTAAAATAATTGTATGTTTTATTTTCTTGCAATAATTCTATTATAAAATATAATGAATACATACCGCATTGGCCGTCACTATATTGATGTGTAAAACCCTCATTGTCGTCTACTGTCAATTGAATATTTAAACTATGCGCTTGATTTACTATTCTTTTTATTAAAACTTTTACTTGTTTTGGCATTCTTGTTCCATTACTATCAAAATAGAAAATGAATTTTTTTGTTAAATCAATAAATAAGGAGATCCAGTGTTTTCCGGATTTATTATGAGGATCGGTATTAAATATTACTCCAATTTTGCTAATATTGTTTTTAATATGTGTTTCCAAGTTAAAATTACATAATTGCTCCCATACGCATGTTGAAAACATTTCTTTGGAATCGAAATCAATAGGAGACGGCCCTATAAACTTGAAAAATTTATGAGATTTTTCATATTGTTTCATTATTTTAGTTATATCAACACTCGAAAGCCAAGTATTGGGCTTAGACGACCAACTTTCGGGTGAAAATGGCTTAAAGATTTCTTTTACTAATAACTCGCTATTGTTGACCTTGCTTAACGATGTTTTTTTTAACCAACATAATTCGTCATAACATTGTTTATTCAACTTTTGTTTGAAAAAGCTCCATATTTCTTTACTATTATTTGTCAATATTTTGTCATTACTATTATTGGCATTCCAAACGTTTTTAAATAATTGCAAATTATTGCGACTATAGCATGTATATTGCTTTAAATCACCATCTACATATTTACTTTGATATGGCGAGCATTTAAGTTTGCTAAATTTACGCGTATTTTTTTTTGATTTACGGCTTGCTTTCTTAAATGTATTATACATAGTGTTTATTATTTTATATTTAATATAGTAATATAAAATAATATTTTTAACTGCGTTTTTGTGGAAGTATTTTTCTTTTAGCATTTGAGCTTTTTCTAACAACAAACAAATCTAAATTTGTTATTTGTTTTTTTGTGCACATATTATCCAGTGTTGCATTATATATATTAAAAGAACTTAAAGAGGCGTCGTCACAATAATTGTTGTTATTATTGAAGTCTTTAAGCTCTTCTTTAATAGAGTTTTTAATTTTTTTATCCTTTAAATGGCTTATTAGGTTTAATATATATAATAAATAAAACAGCTTATATTTCTCTCCGTTTATTATTTTAGTGTCATCATTATTTTCTATGAGTTTTTCTAAAGTGCTATTATTATATTTGAGTATTTGATCTTTATAAGTGGCTATGTTTTCTTCTATATTAGCATAAATATCTTTTAATAAGTAATTATTGTTTAGTAATTGATCTAATTTATTTGTTTTTAAACACGGGTTATGATTTTGATTTGCAAAATAGCGTAAGTCAATATTGTTTATTTGCATGTCGGATTTTTCCTTTGCTAATCTCTCTTTTTCTAATATTAAGCTCTCCTTTTCTTTTTCTTTTTCTAAGCTCTCTTTTTCTAAGCTTTCTTTTTCTAAGCTTTCTTTTTCTTTTTCTAAATGCTCGTTTTCAGTAATTTGTTCAACCAAATCTATACTTACTACATTCATATGTTTTGATTTTTTCTTATTTTTTTCTTTATTTTTTTCCTTTAATTTGGTGTTATTATTAAGCATATTACTATAAACCTATTATATATTTTTTAATTGAACTCGTGTCGCATTGTAAAATAATTCGTTTCCAATTGTAGGAAAATTATTGGGATTAAAGTCTTGAAACTGTTGCTCTCTAAATAATAAATGGCCGTCTAAATTTTCATTATTTGTAATAAAATTTATTTTGTTTTCATATAAATCGCTAGTGCTAGATGGAACATAAGCTCTTTGATCAGCTTTTTGTAGAGCAAAGAATTGGTTTCTCAAAGTTGATTCGCGATCTACATTAGAAGCAAATCCGCAAAAATGCAATTTTCTAGTTGCAGGGAAAAAACTAGAGCTAGCATCGTAATTTCCATAATTTTGTATAGGTTCTGTTGAAGGTGCTATAGGTGCAACAGTTGGCATAAATGTATATTTAGTATTTACGGGTCTAAATGAGAAATTCATGGTTATTCCGCCAGATGGAACAAATCTATTGGCAATTTCGTTATTCATAAAATTTTGCTTTTCAAAATTTTGTAGCTTTATATTATAAACATCACTGTCAATAGTTACGCTCATTATTTTTATAATTATATATTATATATTATATAAATTTATAAAAATAATATATTATATAAATTTATAAAAATTTATAAAAATAATATAGCAATTTGTTTTTAAAGTTAGTGCCGAAATCGAAAAAAAACCTAATAACTATAAATTATATTTTTAGCTCTATATTCTTTTTCATATATATATTAACTAAGGCTTAACGCTTATACTCCTTCTTAATATTATAATTAAAATAATATGCACCATTTAAAGAATTATGCATCTTATGTGTCTTGCCGCTAAATAGCGACGCTTTATATTGCCTTACTTGACATGCACTAATTGCATGTTGCTCCTTCTTATTAAGCCGGTTTTGCTGTTGCTTCTTTAAATAATCCATATCATACATGTTTCTCATAACATTATTATTGGATAACAAGCTCATTAACACAAGCGCAGATGTTGCCATATTAAACTTATAATTCTATAAACATTAAACATTAAATTCAAAAGAAATCAATTTTTTTTATGCTTTTTTAACTACGTCACTTTGCTTTTCGTGATCTTGATGTAGATCCTTGAGCACTAAACTGATCTAATGGGACTTTGCTTAGTCCACGCTCAAGATTTAAATTTATATAAGATTGAAATTTCCACGCATCAGGCACCGCTAACTCTTGTAATTGTGAAATAGGTGTTTGTAGCTTATCCAATGTATATTGTTTAAAGGTATGTATATTTTTAGTTAAATGTGTAAATAACTTTTCACGCACAATAGCGTTAGCTCTAATGCTGTAAACTAATTTCTCACGCTCAACTGGATTATCCGATAAACTAACTAATAATTGTTTAATCTCATAGCCAGATAAGTTACTAATAGTTTCAGTTTTGCTTTTACTTTTACCTTTACCTTTACCTTTGCCTTTGCCTTTGCCTTTGCTTTTACTTTTACTTTTACTTTTATAATTAAGTTTTTGTGTTCTATTATTATATCTATTATTATATCTATTATTATATCTATTATTATATCTATTATTATTCCTAATCTTAAATGTTTTTTTAATCATATTAATATATAGTATACTATATTATAATATATTGTAATGAAAAAAAAACACAACACAACACAACACAACACTTCAAATGTTATTAATATGTAGTAATAACATTTGAATTGATTAACGTTGATAAATCAGGGCATGCATCACGTTTAATAAACACCTGACCTTTTTGGCGAACAAGAGGCGGAGGAACATTGAATACACGTGGAACTTCAAAAACACTGATAACAGGCATGGTCACAAGATCGCTGATCGGATTATCAACGCGCTCAACGCATTCATCGCGCTCAACGCTAAACGCATCAAAAACCATGACAATGTTGGCGCTTGACATTTTTCTAGGCTATAAAAATAATGTGTATATATGCATATCAATTTTTTTTAGACATAACAACATTATGTATTACATGTTTTATCATTATTAAACCATGTCATTTTAATAGCATGTATATTATTTGCTATAATTTTATATGATATAGCCAGCGCATAAAAACTTATTAATTTATAATATTCTTCTTTTCTTATCCAATTTAGCACTTCGTAATAATTATTATAGTTATATGAAATAAGTATTATATTTGGTAGAAAATATTGGATTTCTTTGTATCCAATAGCTTCAAGATCTGCCCATTTTTCGTTTTTTCCAAATAATTCATAATTATAGTTATCCACTATATATTCATCCATAGTTCCATAAGTCTTTATAGAATAATTGTACAAATCCAAATATTTTGTTATGTTATGTTCATTCATAACAATTAGCTCAACGTCTTTTTTAAATTTCTTAATCAGTGCGTCATCTTTGATCATTTTTGAATACTTTGTTTAAAAAATGCTTTAACTTATTCAATTTTTTCTATTATGTTTTGTTAGCTCATTATTTATTTCACCAATACATTCACTTGTAGATGTTTCAAATAAGTCCGGTATAAAAGCATGAATTAGCGCTTTTACGCTAGATATTAATAATATAACAACATAATTTAAAGATATAAACATATGTTCAAAATAGCCCATATTCATGGCTTTTAAATGCTTAAATTCAAAAAACATAATATATATAATATATATTATATTATTTATATAATATATAATATATAATATATAATATATAATATATAATTTATAATATATTATTTATATAATTTTTGCTATAAAATAATATGATATAATGTATAAGTTAAATATAACAAACTAATTATTAGTGCAACAACATTTCTTGATAACGTATAAGGCCAATAAGGCAATAAATATGTTATTGCTAATGCTATTAGGCCAAATACATATATAATATTATTATATGCAAAGTATTTTTTTACGTTTAATAGTGGATAAAAACCAGGAGCATGCATAATTAGTCCAGCAAATAGAATACCTAGCAATTGTTCTCTTTTACTCTTATTATAGCTGTCAATAGATCCAACTATTCCAATTAATAAGAAAATTAAACTCACATATTTAATATAAGATTTAAAATAATATATTAGCACTAAAACGCTAGGAACTAAAACCCAACTTAATTCACCGCGACCTATTTTATAATGATAATAATATATATTATTGTTTTTGAATGTTAGTTCCATATACAATATTATATATAACTAACTATAAATATTTTTTTATAATTATGAAAAATATTAATAGTTTGTTATATAATATATGACATCCAAAGTTGTTGGTGAAGGTACATATGGTTGTGTATTAAAACCGCCAATTTTATGCAATGAAACTAGTAATCTTGATAAGCAAGATTATGTTAATAAAATATCCAAAATAATGACTAGACAGCATGCTATTAATGAAGAAGCAGAATATAGCGCAATAAATAACATACAAGGTTTAGATAAATATGCTATTACTGGTCCATTATTATGCAAGCCTTTATTAGACAAAAATTTCAATGCTAGCGTTAGTAAATGTAAAACGCTAAAAGTTAAAAC